CCGATAAGCGCGTTGTCGACGCAACTGACATTCCATATACACCTGAATCTCTTCGTCTTGGCCTTGGCCGGCGAATAGGTGTCTTTCTTTATGAACATGTCTTTGGGGTCCGACAAACTGTTGTTGTGCATTCCATGAGGGGTCATGGTGCCTAGCTCGCGCCAGGCAGCAATGCGTAATAACATACGCATGAAGATGATGTTCAGCAGACCATTGGGGTGCAGGTCAAACATCTTCCTTTTATCAACGTTCCTCCACATGGCAGAAATGCCGGAGGACTTTGCCTCGAAAGCTGCGCAAACCGCAGACATGTCCTTGTAACCGTTTGGAAGGGTTAACTTGGAACTTGCATCGGGCATAAATAGCCCAATTATGAAGTCAAACTCCTCAGTGGAGGGGAGAAAATCTCCGCTTATGACCTCGGCTGCGTTGCTCCGCATGGCGTCCTCAATCGCTTGAGGGTTAGTGGGCGGATGGACCATGTCACCTGACATGCCATTTGCTCGCATAATTTCCTTGTCGCTGTCGGACAAACCAACAGTGACATCCGTGCCCTTTTCGGCCCTAAGATGTCGCGACAAGGTAGCAACTTTCTTCAAGAATGGTTTACCGCCCGAATCCAGCATAACTGACTTGCCGTCGTCCTCATCCAATAATGGACTCACACAGCATCCGCAATCGTCTGCTTTGTCAGGAATGACAGTAGTTTTGCCGACCGTTGCGACGTAATACTCCCAAAAGTAAATAAAGGAAGTGTTTTCGCCCTCTGCAACAGCGCGCGAGATAACCTCAAGAATGTGGCGATGGCTGGTTTTCATGATTTCAAACGCAACCTCGAACTCCCCATTGGCCAAACGCTGAAACCAACCTTCGATTTGAGCGTACGTGCATTGCACGGCGGGGGGGGCAACCTTCATAAGGTTGAGAGGGGGCTCGTCTCCGATGAACCTAGACCAGAATCTGGTCTTTGGGTCGCGAAGGCAGAACCCTCCAGAGCAAAAGTATTGCTCATAGTTGACCTGAGGGGCAATCGCAATGTTGTTGCTGAACAAATTCCAAGAAGTTTTCCTTCTGGGCAATGCTACAGCTAACTTTGCTTCTACCTCCCTGAACTCATCCTTGAAGCCCGCGTAAAAGTTTTTGCCGACGTCTGTGACGGCGGCTGTGAACTTGAACTTTGGGCCAGCTATCTGACGCTCAGGGTACTTGTGAACTCGGCCTGCGCCGTGGTTCATGTCCTTGTGGTCTGCGTGAAAGGTGTCTGTTTCCATTTCGCGCCTGGTCTTGGCCACACCAGCTTCCCGAAGGAATTGGTCGTGGCCAGACTCATGCGTCATAGATTCACTTTTCAAGCGACGCTTGTCATGCTTGCCGAGTGTAAGCCACTCTTCTGGGCTACACATGTCGTCAAACTCGTCCCATTCATCATCATTGTAAATGGCACTTGAGGCGTCAGTGCCTCCCCCTTCATCGTTGGAGCTCATCATTGAGCTAACGCTGATTTGTTTTCCATAGGCCTTACGTCGGAATTTCTCAACGGCCGACCCCAATATGTAAATATTGAAGTTAGCGTTGGTCTCTCCGCTGCCTTGGATATGGATTCCGTGTGGCTTGATGACACCTTGCTCGTAAGCTAGTGCACCAGACCCGGAGAAACCCGGTCCAGAGGAGTATGCGGCCTTACCTATTCCGTAGTCGGCAAAATGCCTCTTCTCGGCTTCGGTGTAAGACTTAACAGAAGGCCCTCGGGCCGAACAAGGCCCATCACCGTCCATGCCAACTACTTGGCAATTGGTGAATGGCTTTCGGCCAAAGGACTTCACATAGGCTTTGACGCCCAATTGTGCATATACGGCGGGGCTTAACTTGGCCATGTATAAATCATAGGCCGTGCCCGACATGTCTCCTTGGTCTCCTTGGTAGAAGAACTTCTCTGTGACCTCCGCCTTGACAACTTTGCCGTTCGCGTAAAAGTAAAGTTCATTTGCATGAACATCTACAACGTGGCGAGCGGTGATGAAGCTGTCTTTGCTGAGACGAGTGCACATCCCGCGGGAATAATATTTCCCGTCTTCCATGACTCCAACTGAGAACATGAAGTCGACGGGGAATGCCTTGCTCCAGGTTATTGTGGACCCGTTAACAAGGGATTCGTTGGGGTCATCCAAATTTGTTGGGCCCACGGCATTTGTGCTTCGTACTGGGACCATCTTACTTGTGACCACGCCATTGGCAATGGAACTGGGAACAACCTCATAGAGGCGGTGCCCGGCAGCCTTACGGTAATACTCTCGCCCGGCGTCCGTGAAGAGGCCGTGGCGTTCAGTAACCCAGCGGCTACTGTGGACAGAGACCAAAGGTCCCTGTTCAGATACCCCTTTGCCCAAGCACTTTTTCTTAACCTTGTTGGTAGCATACGCACCAGAGATACAGAGAACTCCTGTTGCGCAAGCTTCAGTGTGCATAGTAACAACCTTAGCACAAAACGCCATGGACGAGGCGACCACATTAAAACCAGTAGCAACTGACGAGGTGATTGAGCTCGGGCTTCCCGCAGCCACAACATGAGCAGCCGCACCGCCAGCAGCTGAAACTGCAAGAGCATGCGTCTGTGCAGCCACTGCGAGTTCAACCAACATCCTGATGCTCTGAGGACCGATTGGCCAACAAGTTCGATAGTCGCTGGGCGACAGGCGAAGCCTACAATGCGTGCCCTATGAATAGGGCTGCGAAAGACTTTCTGGGCAGCGGATGCCGTGGTGTAAAATTCCCGAAGGAAAGTAAGAAGTCCCGAAGGAAAGAGTTTTCCTAATGAAAGGAAGAAAGTGGTTCCCGCAAGGGGATTGCCGTGAAAGGAGAATTCCCC